AGTATAGAAAGTTCACCTTTTTTGAATTGTAGGCTTTGTTCGTCAAGGATAACAGATATATTATTCAACGATGAGATCATGGTGTCAATATCCTCCACCAAGTCTTTCCATCCATCACTTCCCATCATTGAGAAACGATCTTCGTAATACTTTTGTAGGTCAGGAGTCACAAGTTTCCTTAAAAGAACATCAAAAAGTTGCTGTTGCTACCACTTGGCGCAGGAGGTGCAGTGAAAATCCACCCAGAGTTATTACCGCCATCTGTGGAGTTTGCCCCTGCATACCAACCTGCACCACCAGTGGCTGTAGACCTGCTGATAGACAGAAAGTCTGAACTTACAGTACCGCTTGCCTTTGACAAGGTATGGCTTGCCGCCGTTACAGAGCCAATGGTTAGAAGTCTTGTGGTTTCTCCACTGGCATTCCAATCGGTAAATGTGCTAGTTGTTGCCGCCGTAAACAAGATAGACGTTGCGCCAGTGCTTTTATAAGTATTGGTAATGTTGCTAAATGTGTTTGAGCCTGTAATGGTCAAAGCACCAGCACCACCTTGGTTAAGTGTGCAGTTGAACGTAGAGCCACCGCCAACAAACGTCTTGGCGGTTGCGGCAGTCATGGAAATTGTGCCTGTTCCTGTTCCTGCCGTTGTGGTGAAGTTAGTAGGTGCGGCGTTATTAAATGCAGTTGTTGAGGCTGTTGGGCAGACTAATGTTCCACCATTGAATGTTAAATTCTTTGTTCCTGTTGCAGTTGTAAATGCCGTTCCAACAGTATATGTAAAGCCATTTAAATCTAATGTTCCATTGGTTAGCGTTGTTGTTACGCCTGTGCCTGTTATTAGCGCATCTTGCAATTGAAAAGTTCCACCTACACTATTAATTGTAATAGGCTGAGTAAATGTTTTTGCAGAACTTGTGATTTGTTGTGTTGTCTGTCCATAAAAAAACAGCAAACCAGTACCTGATAGCGTAATCCCAGTACCATTAATCCAATTACCAAAAATTGAACATGCGTTACTTCCATTTGCCAACGTCATGGTGTTTGACGTTCTTAACGACATATCTATTGTGCCAATGAAAAATGCACCATTAATTGTTGTTGTTGAACCAGATGCGGGATATGTAGCCGCAGGGAATACGGCAGTATCTTGTGGTAACGGATACATGGTTGCATCTAATGCACCACCTGATGTGGCAGACCAAGAGCCTGAACCTGTAGCCGCCCAATTAGCAGAACCTGTTTGACGATAGTAAACAGTTTTAGCCGCAGTAAAAGTTATTCCACTATTGCCTTTAGCATTCCCAATCCTTGTTCCAGTAGCAGGGGAAGCCGCACCTGCAATAGTTATATCTCTAAAATCTGTATCAGTTAAAGATACTGCCGCACAGGTTAGTGTGCGTGGAGCGTTAAAGGTATTAGAGAAAACTGATATGCGGTATGCAGAAGCAGTACCCGCACTTACTGTTAATGTTCCATTAATTGTTTGGTTTGCGCTAATGCTTAATTGAGCAAGACCAACAGTAGTTTTACCAGTTATGGAAAGATTATTAAATGTATTTGCGCCTGATATTGATGGTGAAACTAATGCAGTTGACGTGAATGATACGTTGTAAAAAGTAAGATTACCACCAGCAAATGTTGGAGATGAGACAGAACAATTAATTGTTGACGTACCAGCATTGAATGTAAGATTAGTTGTAGTAACTATAATTGGATTATTTGCATTTAAAGTAAGTGTAGAAGCATTTAAATTAATTGTTCTTACGTTTGAATTGCTAGATAAAATAAAACCAGCAGTTACAGCATAATTTCCTGATGATGAAGTATCAAATGTCCCGTTTGTAAGCGTAAAAGCGTTAGTGCCAATATTTAAAGCACTACCTAAAGTCCAACTACCACCAACACCATCAAAAGTAACATTCCCACCAAAAGAAACTCCATTGGTTGTTACAGTTTTTCCTGTTGTTGTAGCGTTAAAAGTGGTTGTGCCTGTATACGTTCGAGTAAAGTTTGTGGCTTGAAATGTCAGACTGCCTGATACTGTCAATCCAATACTTGTACCAGCAAGCGTCATCGTTCCATCAAGACCTGACGCTGTAAAATCATTACAGACCCTTGGCGTGTTTGCCATGGTGACTGTGAATGCAGTAGCTAATACATTGGAGTTTGCATCAAAATAAACATTGTCTGATGCAGTCGGTACAGAGAAACCGCCAGCACCTCCGCTAGTATCAGACCAATTGACTGTGTTGGTGGCATCCCAAGTGCCTGCGCCCAAAATCCAATATCTGTCAGCCATTAGACCTCCTCAATGGGAGTTTCTTCAGATGGGGGCGCAGTTATTACAGCAATCCAGTTGTCGTACCTTTGCTGTTGCATGGCATCAATTTCAGCTTGTGTTAGCCCGTGGTCATCAGGCAAATGCAAAGCATCTGAGAATGTGCCGTATTGGGATGAAAAGGAAAAGTCAATCTTCATGGTCATGCCTGTGTGGTTACTGCGATCACATCCCAACGTGTATTGTTAGCGTTGTATATACAACCCACATACGTTGTTTTGCTTGCTGTTGTCGTTGTTGGCAAAGTTACGCCAATGATTGTAAAAGTTGCATTCCAAGTCAATGCCCTACCAGTTCCATTGTCCAAAAGCCTAAATATCAGCTTCTCTCCATTTGTGGGAGTGCCAGTAGGCGCATTGATTGTTAGTGCTGATGCCAGGGCTGTATATGCGTAAATGTCTCCAACAGACACATCAGGAGTTAAAGTGGTGGCAGTTGCTGCCGTAACAAATCTTGGTTGAATGCGTTTATTGGTTAAGGTTGCAACTCCTGCCTCGCTAATTCCAGCACCCCCAGAAGTAACAAGTTTTATTCTCTCTTGCAACTCAGGTGCAACTACTTCACCAACATTCAACTCTTTGCCTGTTGACAAGGTAATAACCAACGAACCATCAAAGTCAATCTTGGCATCTATTACAGAAACACCATCTGCACCATCTACGCCATCTTTTCCTGGCGCACCATTTAACCCATTCTTGCCATCTACACCTTGGCGACCATCAGCACCCTTGTCGCCCTTATCACCCTTGTCACCCTTCTCAGGAACAATGGACTTGGCAACCTCTAACTGTGCAGTGACCTTGTTCTCCATCACTTTGATGGCCTCAACAATCAGGTCTACATTGTCTTGAATAGCCGTTTCTTCTTGCTGGCGCATAGCCACCAAGGTTTCTTCCATCTTATTGATGGCATCTAGCTTCTCATCAAAAGATGAGTCTGTTGACTCAATACTCTGGATAAGTTCCTTGATATTAGCCATTCTTTAGACCATCTGTGAGTTTGGTAAGGAAGTCTTGCTTAACTTGTGACTGAGCATTTACCTTGTCAGCCATCTGTAACTCAACAATCTTGGACTTGTTTTTGATGTCAGCTTCTTTGAGCATCAAGTCAGCAATCTTGACCCGCTTATCAAACTCCCTTTGATTGGCTTCATCCTCATTGGGCAGATTCTTGGTCAAAGATGCACTCATCTTGGCTTGCACTTCTTGAGGCATCAACTGAGTCTCAACCTGCAACTTCTGTGCTTCTGCACGATTTTGTTCGGCTTGAGTAGTTTGAACTGCAATTTGAGCCTGGGCCGCTTGAAGTGCCAACTGCTGTTGTACCTGGGCCATCTCATCTGCTTGCGGGTTAGGTTGGCTCATCTTGTCCAACTGCTCCATCAGTTCATAGCGGTTGGTCAGAGAAGAATTAGCCAAAACACCTTTCAGAATCAATGGCAACACAGGAGTGTTAGGGCCAAGGGTCTGGAGCAAGCCAATGAACATCTGTTGTTCATGCTCACGGGCAATGATGCCCAGAGTAGCAGTAGGAATGAAAGTCATGTCCACAGAGGGGTAACGCTCTGGGTCAAACTGCATGTAGCGGAAAGCGGCTTTTTGGATAAATGGGATCAGGAAGTCTTCTTGGAAGTTCACCAGAGTACGCTTGTACTTCTTGATGATGGTGGCAACAGCCATAGACATACCGCCCTGGCCCATGTCTCTAGCACCAGCACTGACCATCCCTTGAGAATCCAAAGTTCCCGTGGATTGCAGGAGCATACGCTCAAAATCCTTGGCAGTGGTTAGGTTGTTGCCATCAGTCTGCCCAAACTTGAAGGGATACAGAATCTCTGAAGGTGCGCCATTGGTAAGAATGGCTTTTCCAGGCTTGACTTCAAATTTAGCACCACGGGGCAGACGGGTTGCATCCATTGCAATCATGGGGCTAGTGGTCAGCGCCAATGAATCCAAGTGAGAACGAATCTGAGCATCAATAGCTTTCTGCATATTGAAGGCTTTTTCCACTGTGCCACGCCCTAAAAGACGATTGGGAACAGTGTCATCTTGGTAGGTCAGAACAGGACGATCCTTCATCATGTAAGGATTTGCCTCTGCTTTGAGCAACTGCCCATCGTTGGCAATCACGACAATGGCCTCAACCATGTCTGAATATTCTTCAGCAGCAGAACTCTCAGGGAACAAATCAACAATATTCTTGTTCTCTTCAAGGTTCTCTAAGTACTCACGGGGAACCAAACCATAGTAGGTCAGCAAAAGTACCTTTTCATCCTGGTACTGGCTCACTTCTTGAGTGGGTTCTAGGTCAGTATCTTCATAAGTGGGCGTAATGTCTACTTTGCGGTAGATTCCACGCTCAATGCCTTCAACAATCTTGTGAATAGAGATGTATTTCTCTATCGCCACCCCCATACAGTCATCGACTGAGGTGCCGTTTGGGTCAAAAAGGAAGTTCTTGGGATTTACAGGTGAAATCTTGACCGAAATGCGATCTTTTTCCACTACGCCAATAGCAGCTTGGCCCATTTGCCCAGGAATTGCCTGAGTAGAGGGTACAAACTGCTTTTCAGTCTTTACGACAATCTCGCCAATGCCTGTTCCATAAATCTCTGCCATCAACTCAATGGCATCAATAGATTTGCGAATCTTGTCCCGCTTGAAATCCTCCATCAACTGAGCTTTTAGGATGCCCACATCGATGGGGTTGTTGTTCACATCCCGAATGTCATCTTGAATGTCAAAGAACTCGCCTTGACCAAAGATAGCTTCCATGATCTCAGCATGGCGAGTCTCAACGGCTTGTTGGGTGGCAGGGGTTACGATGCGTGAACGCTCAGACTCACGGGTTTTGTCTTCAGATGCCCACTGTCCACGAAAGATTCGCTCGTATTCAAGCCAATCTGGAAGGAAGTTGGTATCTCTGTAGTCACGCCAGCGGTTGCAATGGTCAGTAACAAAATCAGTCAGGTCTTTATCAGCCTCAGTAGGCTCATAAAACTCACCTTGTTCTAGCTTGATTTCTTTATCTGTTGCCATTAAACCCCCGATATGATGTCCACAGGCTCCCACTCTTCATCTTCTTCGGCCTCAAAGTAAGATGTTACAGCCAATTGATCGATATAACTCAAAGCATCAGGAAGGTCATCATGTACGCCATTGGCAGGAAACATCAAGAGTTGGTCAGTGAAGTCATCCCAATCTTCCTCTGAGTTCAGCACAATACGCCCATGCTCAAACCGCCCTTGGAGACTCCAGATAATTCTGTCTGTCTTTTTCCTGTTGCCATGCGTCAAGTCAACTATGTGCGAATATACATTATTTTTCCGCATCAGGTCACTGAGGTACGGCAAAACAGCGTTTTTAAGTGCCCCACGCTCGATTCCTACCGAAATTGGCCTGTAATCCCGCATCTTCATCAGGATTTTGGCAGCAGTTTCCCGAATGTCCCACCGCCCATGGTCAATCTCTTTGACAAACCACTTGCCATCATCAGTGACTTTGACTACAGCTATCGCACTCTCATCTAGTCTTTTTTTCGCGTTAGCAGCTTGTTTAGCCACTTCTTCAAATCCCGCCAAGTCGATTGCAATGAAGAAACTACCATACTCAGGTTCCACACCATATTTGATCCAATCTTCTTTAAAAACATCACTACCTGCGTTGTCAAAGGATGCCAAGTACTCTTGCTTGAAAGCAAAGGAACTTAGCGTCTTCTTGGCAGACTCAATCTCAGTTGGGTCTATCAATGGGTTGTCTTGGGTTGTAAAGTGCCATGACTTCCAATCAGGATCAGATTCCTCTTGGCCCATCTTAAACAGATCATAGAACCAGTTGCGGCCTTTGGGTGTGCCAATGAATATGGCTCTGCCCTTTTTGTCTGACAAAGAAGCCCTGATAACCTGCTCCCAGGCTTCAGGCTTAATGTCTGCAACCTCGTCTAGCACCGCATAGGTAAGGGACACACCCCGCAGGGTATCTGGCCTATCAGCACCACGAACATAAATCTTTGCACCATTTATCATGGTGATATCCATATTGTTGATGTGACTGTTTTGGATAACATCCCGTCCAATCTCTAACAGCACATCCCAAATAATCTGCCTTGCCTGTCCATTGGTGGGTGCAACATAGAGAACTGCACTTCCTGCTGGGCAACGCAATGCTTCAATAATTAGCGTAGTAGCCGCTAACCTAGACTTGCCACAACGCCGACCAGCAGCCACAACCTTAAACCTTGTTTTGTCAGCAAAGACTGTTTGTTGCCAAGGAAGGAGTGAGAAGTTGAGGTCAGACATTTTTTGTTTCTACATCAGTCACATCTTGCAAAGGTTCTATCTCTACGCCACCAATGCCTGTGATGTTGATGGTAACGGCATTCCTTTGCTTGCCCTCTTTCTCAAACAGACTGACTGGAAGCATCCTATCCATACAGAGTTTGAGCATAGCCGCCTGTGCTGGGTGTTCATCATTCATGGCAATCTCAATTGCTTTATGAACGACATTGGAACCTGCACTGTTTATCAGGAGGTCTTTGAGTTCTTTGATGCGCTGAACTTCAGTCTTTGGCAGGAGGGCCGCAGGTCTTTCAGCATAGGTAGCCATAGTGAACTTCTTGTTCACAGCACCCTTGGGGCGACCTTTTTTCTTTAGGTTGTTTGGCAGTGCATCAATCACATTCATACTTTACCCAGTTATGGAAGTTTGGTGAACTATACATTGTTTGACAAGTGGGGTAAACCCTGATACAGTTCAACCATCTGTTCTAGCCAGATAAGCCTTTTAGAAGTGGTACAGCCCTGGGGATACTTGGGGGCTAGACTGTATCACCCCTAAAGGGCTTTTTTCATGGCAATTGAACTTACTCCAGAAGAACAAGCTAACAAACGTAGGATCACAAACCTCAAGGTGGCAATCCACCACTGGAAAGGCAGTATCTCAAACGCTGCGCTTGGTCTAGCAGTAGAGAAGAAAGGTCTTACAAATCAACAGTCTATTAGAAAACAGAAGCGCAAGGAACGAAAGAAGGCTCAAAAGACCCTGAATTCGTTTGACAAGGGATTCCTTTTCTAATACATTGTCAACAAATGGGTGTCGGTACAGCTACCCGACTCAACAGAGGGCGAACCTGCAAACCCCTGTTATGACCGCAGAGAAGCTAAGTAGAGAACTTAGAGTAAGCCTAGAAGTAGGCTCTCCCTGTGGCAGACACCCAAGCGGCTATCTGCTAAGTTTTTAAGCACTCGACATACCTCGGGTAGCCACTCCGTGCCCAAATGAAACTTGTCCATCAGCTAGAGACAAGACTACCCCAAGACTCCACCAACTCCTTTTCTTACCAACAAAAGGCTAAATTGGCTTTTCTTGTGGATGGGAGGCACCACAAAATCTCTCACACCACGACCACCCCCTCCCCCCCTACAAACCCTTAAGGGTAAACGAGTAAGGGTAAACCCTAATAGGGTAAGCACTACTAGGGAATACCCTGAGAATTAATTAACCGTCCAGTCGGTCGGGTAATGAATGTCGTTGCGGGTGCTTTTCAGCGACACTTGACCAACACTCTACGGGTAAACCCTAACCGATATCATTTCATCATGTGGAATATTTTAGATTTACATTTCACATCGTGGGATATTAGATAGGGGTTGCTACTGATAGGGTAAAAATGTTGCTGATTTTCTTGTTTGAAATCAACGATGTATAAAAACTGGCACGTTTCTTTCGCACTATATATAGTGAGAGCCTCGAAAAACTCTCAGTCATCAACCATCGAAAGGCGTTCAATATGACAAGCACCATCACTAGGGAGCAATGGCTCTCCAAGGCCACCGAAGAACTCAGGGCACTGTTTAAACAGCACGGCGAGGCTCTCCCACATGAGGTGCGCTCATCGTGCGGCTTCCCCTCAAAAGGCGCACTGGGCAACAGGAACCGCACACTGGGCCAGTGCTGGTCAGCCAGCGCCTCCGCTGACAGCCACGCCGAGATATTTATCAGCCCGACAATTTCCGACAGTTCGCGTGTGTTGGACATCCTGGCCCATGAGTTGATTCACGCCATTCACCCTGGTGACGGCCACGGTTCAAAATTCGGGCGCACGGCTCGGGCCATTGGGCTTGAGGGCAAGCTGACAGCGACCACGGCTGGCCCTGAGTTCTTGGCATGGGCTGAGCCAGTGCTGGCTCGCCTGGGTGTGTACCCTCATGCTGACCTGGTGCCCTCAAATGCTCAGAAAAAGCAAACCACACGGATGCTCAAATGCCTGTGCACTGACTGTGGATATATCGCCTACACCTCAGGCAAATGGCTGGCTGAAATGGGCGCACCTCACTGCCCTGACCATGGCGAGATGCAAAGCGTTTAAACAGTTCAGCGTTAAGCCCTTCGGGGCTTCGCGGTGCACTGTTGCACTATTACAAAAGGCGTTGACATGACACACGAAGAACTTGATTTATTTTATGCGGCTCATGAGCTTGGCACTGGTTTGCACGGCAAGTTCGCCGCCCTCATTGGTGACGCTTACCTACTGGCTGACAGGGCCAACAGCGAAAAGCTGGTGCGAGCGTTTCCCGCTATTTTCGAAAAGGGCCGCCAAGCGGCGCATCCTAAGCTGGCTCGCCAACGGTTCGAACAACAGCAAGCTGGGGAGCGCCAAGATGCTTAACTCCAACACTGACAACCTGGGCGAGTTCCAAGAGCATGAGCGCGGACGCTGGTTTACTTACCGCGCCACATCGAATCCCTGGGCGCTGGCCCATGGCCTGACCCATGAGGTTGACGTGCTGGATGGCGTGCGGTTCGCCATCGTTCGCAAGACCTGCGCTCAGATGTGCTTGAGTGAGGGTGATTCAGGCGAGCCGCTGCTGGAGCGTTGGAAGTTCAAGCGCCATAGCGTTTACCACTGACAGTTCAGCCCACAACCTCCGACCTGGGGGTTGTCAGATGCACTGTCGCATCGTTTAAACATCTTGAGAGGCGTTGATATGAACACTTATTCAATTATTTGCTGGCACAACTCAGCCACTGAGGGAACCCACCAGAGGGTTCTGTTTAGTGCTCGCACTAAGGGGCGAGTTCTACGCGAGTTCGAGCGTTATTTGTGCTTGCATGAGCGTATGCGCTCGTTCACCAAGCACAACCTAATTCAACTCCACCATATCGACCAAGGTGTTATTGCCTCGTTTCCCGCCTCACTGCGTGGGAGCGTTTAAACATGATGACCCTAAACCAAAGCGCCGAACTTAATTGGCCTGAAGACGAGGCCAGAGCCGCTGCTGATTTTGCTCTCGACCTGTTCGAGTCAGATGGGCATGACCTGTACCATCGTTGGCTCATGCGTGAGCGAGACCACTTTTGGAACAAAGTATTCGAACACGACGCTTCGCTCATGGGCAGGTTTTCCGACCTGTTTAATAAACTGACAGCAAAATCAACTAACCTATACATTTAAAAGGCGTTTAAACATCATGGATTATCAAGACAAAATTGTAGTTATTGGCTCTGCCCTGGCTTTCCTGGCCCTGGCTTTCATCATGTGGACAACTTAAAAGGCTTAATTATGACCACCGATACCACCACCGAACTTGAAATTAAAGCAACCACCATTGGAACAATCGACAATGGTTGCGATGGCTCTCAACAGTATATTTTACTAACCTGTTTAAACGACTCATTATTTGAGCACGAGGCGTATGCTTGGCTCATGCCCAAGGTTTACCGCGACACTAACACGCCTGGGGGCTATTTCTGCCATATAGTTGAGACAATTCAAAAGCGAGATGACCAAGTGATTTGCATCGTTCACCACCAGTTCGATAATTAAAACCAAGGCTCAAGGGGATTATGTCCCCTTCGGCCTGGGCTTTGGCTTGGGAATTCATTAACTTTTTAAAAGGCGTTCAAAATGTCAGCTTTCATTGTCACCGACACACATATTAATGCTCTGGTTCGATATGCCTCACGGCATAAAATAACTGTTGCTTATGGTAATCCAACGATGCGTTTAAACGTATCAGCGCATGAGCAAGAGGTTGCCGAATTATTACTTGAAGAAAATGTTAAAAGCGTGAATTATCGTTATCGTGACAATGAAGTAATGACGGTAACATATGACCGTGGCGCACCTATATTAACTGCAATTCAGGCCATTAAAGCGGCTCAGTGCTTGCGTTATCAGTCATGCGAACACTCCGATTTTGAAGAGTCCATCGCGTTTAAACTGATTGAAGCGATTATTTCGGATGCAATCCCACGGCTTGAGGGTTACGAGTCCGCAAGCTGGGCCATTGACGACAAGGTGACAGCATGAGCAAAATAACCATAACCATTAATACCGAAAACTCCGCATTTGAAGACGACCCTTGGGGCGAAATTGCGGATATTTTGCAAACAGTTGCCCATGATGCCAGAAGATATAACGAGCTTCAAGACTTTATTCGGGACAACAATGGCAACAAATGCGGAACGATAAAACTTGAGCAAGGCGTTTAAACATGATATACGGTGTACTCGCCCTAATCCTCCGCATACTAACCCGCAAAAAATGAAAGGCTTTGATTATGCAAAACCATATTAAAATTGATTTATTTGAAGATGATAAATTCAAGCATAAAACCGGAGAATTAAAATTGTGTGTTGCTGATTTTGCTCAATTGGGAATAATTATGCTAGCCATTAGGAAAGCACAAAACGACATGGGAATACTTTGTCACTTCAAAATCACTGCACAATGTTTGGACTATTGACAAGTTAAGAACCACTAACTAAGCCGCCTTCGGGCGGTTTTTCTTTGCCCTTTTTAAGCCCTTGCAAGCCCTTTTACCCTTGCCCTATGTGCCCCAAGAAAAACAAGTCCTTCTAGGCCCCTTTAAAGCCCTTCTAGCGGCATTTTTTGGGTCAATCATCATCTTGGTTTGGCAGTGTGGTGGCAAGGCCCACATAGTTTAGGTTCATTTCAGGGTCTAAGCCACAGTTGAAGAAGTGCGCCGCCCAATCAATCGCCACCCTTGCGCCCTGGTTTAAGTTGCCATTCCCAAGCACTTCAAGAATTGCCCTTTGCTCTGCGCTTAAATCTACAGTTGTATATCTTGCCCCTGGTTTAATTCCTCTTGCCATTAATTTGGTCTTTCCAGTAAAGTGCAATTAATAATGCCTCTGCCCTGTTTCCATCTTTTTTGCGGGTCAGTTTTGCTTCAGGCCAAAAACTACGGGCAAGGTCTAGGCTTTCGTTTTTATCGCTAGTTAAATGAAAATACTTTTTCCAACGCTGTGGTGACACTAGCGTGAACGGGTAATTAGTTAACTCAGCGACTGCACTGATAACACCGACAGCCCTGCCAAACTGAAAACTACTTGCAACCCCTTGCCCTGGCATTGAATGCACTGATTCCATGCAAATCTCTGCCCCTTCCCTTGGGTCAATGCACCGCAATATCATGTTTTTGAATACAAGTGGCAATATATTCTTGTCTTTATGTTCGATCATAAAAGAGTCCAAATAATCGCCATTTGAATCCAATGCACCAACTGCGCCACTGATG